ATCTTTATATGCCTTTTTCTTTTCATTTTCTGCCCATTTATTTGTTTCTGTTAAATCGTGTTCATTGTCGATATTAGCCTTTCTTTCTGTTTCAATATTTTCTAAAATTTTTGCTAAATGTGCATCATCAAACTTTTCATTATCTAAATTCCATTTCTTTAGATTAGATTCCTGTTCGTCCCATTTCTTCTGATTAGCTTCGGATTCTTTATTATCTGAACCACCAGTATTAATATTTTTTACAGACTGCACATATTTATTTTTAGCTTTTTCCCAAGTAGCAAAAGCAGTTTTAGACGCTTCTGTTTCTATACTTCCACCGCTACTAAAAACTTCTTCATATGTTGTTCTAAGTTTTATTACATTTTTATATTCTTTCTTTTCTTTTTCAGTAACTGGCAGTGGTAGTTTTTCTCCAAGTTTTACAATATTCTTTGCATCTATTTTATTGCCTTCTTCTATTAACTTATTTACTTCTGACAACGCTTTATTATATTCATTTTCAGCATTTATTCTATCAGATACCGTTTTTGTTCTGTTAATATTCCATTCTTTGTTTTGTTTATCTAACCCTTGTTCACCACCTGTCCATTTTGTTTCATGAACCAATGAAGCTTCTGCGGTAGTAGCATTAATAAGTTTTTCTTTTAATGGTGCTAAAGTTGCAAGTTTAGAATCAACCATAGCTTCAGTTATTTTAGACTGGATATATTTATCAAGTTCTATTCTAGCACCAGAAATTGCCGTCTTTATACTATTATAGGAGTCCTTTTCAGTAATTAACTTTGGTAGAAATTGACCATATTTTGTATTTGCATCATCTATTAATTTAGTATACGCTTCTTGTTCTACGGCAGTTTTATGTGTATTACCAGAAAGATTTAATAATCCCATTGCAGTACTTTCAAAATCAAGTCTTAATTTTACCATAGAATCTTCTGTTGTATTAGCCTGTTGCCCTAACTTTGAAATATTACCAATTACAAAATTTGATACTTCTATAAAAGGTTTAAGACCAAACATAATTACGCCACCTATTGCTTCCATAAGCTTTTCAGTGTTAACAGACAATTCTTTTAATCCACCAGATGCTTTATTTGCCGCTTCTGATGCACCACCAAATTCTTTTTTTAATTCGCCTAAAATCATGTTCTGTGCTGATATAATATCACCTGATTCCATAAACGCTTTAACCTGTTCTTTCTGTGCATCTGTAAGTCTTACACCAACACGCTGTAATGCAGTAACACCTGTTATAGGGTCATTTAATGCTTTACCTAATCTTATAGAAGCTCCTGTTAAGTCTCCACCCATTACAGCAGTCATATCTAATACAGATTGTTGTGCGTCTTTGAATACCTGACCACTAACATTACTGAATGTTAGCATGTTAGCAGTAATACCATTCATTATTTCAGAATCATCTATACCATTAATTTTAGATAATTCGTCTGCAATACCAGATAATTCTGTTGCTGTAAAACCTGCCGCTCCACCAGTAGATTTTATGATTGCTTCTACTTTTGCAAAACCTTGTGCTTGTTCTATATATTTCTTTACAGAATCAGAACCAAATTCAAATGCTTTAGTAATTCCAAACATACCACCAGCTATACCTGCCATAGGCAAAAGCATAGATTTGAAACTACTACCCATATTATCGGTAGTAGATTGTGTCTTTTCTTTAATTTGATTTAACTGCGCTTCAAGGTCAGCGGTTTTTAATGAAAGCGATAAGTAAAGTTCGCCTAATGATTCAGCCATTTTATTTATTTCCCTTGTTTATTCAGCGTTTCCATAAACGCTTCATGTTCTTGTTCTATTAGTTCATCTTTATCGACAAACTGAAATTCACCACCAGCTTCACCTGACATGATGTTGATTGCTTGGTGTAATAAATTTCTAAACTTTGTAATAGGTAATCTTAATACATCATCCCATGTCATATAAAACTTGTTCATAATCAGTGGAATACTGACATCATTTGTTACTGGACTTCCTTGCTTCCCATCGGTTCTTCTTTTTTTTTATTGCCACCTTCTAAATCAAATACAAGTTTCGCATATTCATTCAATTCATTTACGGTTAAATGCTGTAATAAATAGTCAATAGTATATTCTTTAGGTGTGTGTTTGAAGATTTTGTAAAGTATAGAATTTGTATAGTTGTGCTTCAATGAAGCAGATATAACACTACCCATTATCCGAATATGCAATTGTAAAGCTATCTTATCAGTTTCTGGTTTTGGTTGCTTGTCAAGAAAATCAACTAATGAAAAGACATCCTGTGCGTCCCTTTCGAACAACAGAATGTCTTTTTCAAAAAGTTTAATTTGTTTGTTTTGTCTTTCCATTATACATCCCCTTTTAATGGATTAATTATGATTGTGTTACTGCGCCATCAAATGCACCTACTACCGTAAGTTTTACTGCTTGGTCAATGCTAGCTGCAACTTCAACTGATTCTAATGAAGCACTTCCAGCAAATGTAATACCATTAAAGTTTAATGTACAAGCTTTAGAAGCACCTTTTACAGGAACTGCCGCAGATGAACTTGCCCACATTTCGACATTGAATCCTTGTTCAACACGACCATAAACGAATTCTTTACCATTTCCAGTCGTACCAGTATCGGTTACATCAACTTTTGTATATTTATCTGATTCTTTTAAAGATGTTACATAGTAAGTTGTACCATTGTAAGCGAAAGAACCTGTGTTAAACATTATTTTAGCCATTTTATTTTCCCTTTTTATTTTTTAATTAAAAAATCTGTATCAACCTGTGCCAATACATGTATAAATATCAAAAAAATGAAATTTACTTGATATTGTTTAATGTATGAACCCTAAATAATACGGTGGATTGCCATACTTTATCTACTATTTTTGATGGTATCGTAGTATCGTATATTATACCAACTACGGTACTTCCTGATACTGATACATTAGCTGTAGTAAATACCCTTTTTATTTCAGAAGCGATATTATCTACATTATCACCATTACTATCATCAACTGAAAAGCAATTAAATTGAACATGCGATGTTGAATAATTATTACCACTATCCTGACCATCACGACTATTATCAAGGATATAATAAACAACATAGCTACCAGTCACCACCGTTGCGGGTGCTTGCTGATAATAGAATCTATCGACTCCTACACTAGCTGTCATCTGACCAGAACATTTACTTATTGCGTTCTTTAATAGTCGTATCATAATTTTATTACTTCCTTAAAAATCTTCGTTATTTCAGATTTACTTTTCTGACCACCAGTTCTTAGAAATGGTCTTGGTGCCATCTTAGATGTTCCAAGTTCTACATATGTAGCGTATTCTACATTTGTACCAATTCTTACTTCATCATCAGATACTAATTCTGAATCTATTGAATCCCTAAGTCGTCCTGTATCTACAGCTTTATTAGTACCAGATGTAATTTCTTTTTTAGCTTCCGTTTCTATAAGTTTTCCTGATACCTTTAGACCTTCCTTAATTCTTTCTTTAAGTTTCGCTAATATTTCTTTATCGTGCCAAACATCAGTCATTATCGTGTTCCTTGGAAATCTTCATAACGCATTTTATGCTGTTCTAACAATCTTAAAAGATTGTGCTCCATTCTAATTAATATCTTAGAATCACGAATTAATATCTGTGTTGATTCATCCCTTGCTACTTCCAAATCTTTTATTTTTTCTTCACATAATGCTTGATGCTTTTCCAATGCTACAATCTTTTCTGTATTTAAAGTAATTTCGCTTGATTTATTATTAATTACTCCAAAAGTTGAACCTGCGTTAAATATTGTTGTAACAACTAAAACAAATATTGTAATGCCACTAAATATTATTTTACTTAAACTTAATTTTTTATCTTCACCATTTGCCTGTGTATTATTTTTGTTATTCATGGTATTTCCTGTATAAGATTATTAATTAATCTTTGTCTTCAATAGCAACTCCTGATGATTTGCGTTAAAGATTTCGTTATCTATTGAATAAATCGTGTATTCTTTTGAATTAACAATAACTTTATCTGATGATAGTACAGCAAATGTGCTAGGCATGAATAGTCTATATTCGGCAAGTATAACTTGCTTATCACCACGAACAATATCATTGCCCCTTAAAGTTTCTAACAATCCACTTCCAGTATAGGCTACTGAATCTACTTCCCTTGAAACACGGTCGTTATCTAAAGTATAAGTTTTTCTTGAAATTGAAACGGTGTGTATGTAAAATCGTGTATTCATATTAATAACAAATCGCCTTTTTATATGGATTCAACATTGATTTTAAATCTGTAGGAAGTATTACTTGATAATTGGCTGAATAATTTCCAGTCTTTTCACTTGTAATATTAGAATTGGTATTTAGTAAGAAGTCAATAAATTTTACAGCGAATGCTTTCATACCATTATCATATCCAGTAGCGAAATCATTCTGTGTTTCATTCACTATATAATCAGCACACGCAACAATTAAAATATTAATTGCTTCATCTTGTGTATCTAGTGTTATACCTTTTATAGTTTTATATTCTTCTAGTGTGATTGGCTGTATATTCATTATTTTCCCTTTTGATTTACTGCTTATGATAGGTTCAGTATTATGGTAGGATAAGGAAAAATATTGCTATTCGCCTATGGTGTTCGCATACCTTAAATTACATCCCCTAAAATATTCATTAAATAATAGGTCGTATTTCTACGACCTATATTATATTTCTATACTTTTAATTATTTAAAGGAAGTATACAATATTGCCAAGCCTGTTGGTTTCAAGACTTTAGCTCCATATACATACAGACCTTTAACTGCGTCTGCGAAGAACAATTGTGGTCTATAACTTTCCATTGAACGAAGTCCACTAGCGAAAGCTATTGACACTGAATGTCCAGCTATAACCTTAGTAACGCCTGTTGCGGCAGTTGTCAAGTTATTGCTTACAAATACTTGCATTCCACCAATCTGTTGACCCTGAACAAGACCACCATCAACAACCTGTGGTTGGAAACTGAATCTTGTATCTTTCTGTAGACATGCTAAGAAAGTTGGAGGAACTACAACCCAACGACCTGTTTTAGGTACATTAGCTGTATCAAGTGTTGCACCTAAGTCGCAAATTTGTTCGTATGCAGCTGAACCAGTTGCGATACCATAAGATGAACTTGTAGATGTTGAACCTGATAAAATCATAGCACCAGATGTGCCTGCTACTATCTGACTAACGATATATGAATCAACGGTATCAGCTAAATTGTAAGCCGCAATTTGCATTGCTGAATCAATTAAAGCGATGTTTGATTGATATTTTGTTATATCTTCAACTTTGAAGTTGAATGCTTTCTGTTGGTCGATATTTAAATCGATTGCAGTAGAAGTTAAATCTTCTAAAAGACTACCAGATATACCAGTTGTTTGTGAATAATCGGAAATTGTGAAGTTACCGATTGTGTTAATTTTTACGACATTTGCATTTGCTGCATCGCCTTCATAGTCAGAATTTGCTAAATTTGCGAATACTAAATTCTTATGCAAATTGTAATTTAATCTTGCTGACCATTTTGTGTTTACTAAAGTTGTAAAAGCCATGGTTATTTTCCCTTTTTAATTATTTTATTAAATTCTTGTGTTTTAAAAGTTCTTCCCTTGACATACGTGAAATTTCGTCTAGTGATAATTCATTTTTATGTGTTTCACCAGTTTCGACCGTTCTACCATTGTCCTTGAATTTACCTTCTACTGATAATCGGACTTGTTCATTAAAATATGTTCCGAAATCTTCAATATTTTTTAATGTGTTTTCTTCATCTTCTGCTAAAAATTTATCTACAAACTTTGTAGGTATCTTCTTTTCAGTTGCGAATGATAACGCCTTGTTTAACAATTTTTCACGCCTTGCGTCTGCTTGTACTTTTTCAAAGTCACTTTTCAATTTCGCCAGTTCTTTTTGTTCTTCCGTTGCTTGTGGAAATCTTTTCGTTATTTCATCTTCCACTTTTTTCGGTAAGGTTTTAGATTCATATGTAGAAATTGCTTTTGTTACTTTGCTATCTGTCAAACTTTGTAAGAACGATTTTCCTTCGTCATTAGTTTCTAAAAATTTCTGAACCGTTGGTAAGTCTACACCCGATTTAAAAGAATTTAAGAATTCACCGACTTCTGGTTTACTTTGATTTTCATTTAGAAAATCCTGAACTTCTTTTAGTTCCATTATGTTTCCCCCCTTTATGCCTGTATAGTTTGGTTACCTATTCAGTCTTATTATTGGATAGTTACATACATAAATATCAAATTTCTAAAAATTATGCTTAAATGTGGTTAAATTACTTCAACACCTGTAGTACACATACAATTACAATCATTTCCTGAATCGCCAGTACAGCCGGGGCCTTCTACTGGTATTCCATCAAAATCAAACATACCCGATTCATCAGAAATCTGATTGTTCATAAAGCCATGGCGATGATTTCCACCATCACTTGCAATCCAAACCTGTACTACATTAAGTCCTAAATCGTTTGCGGCAAGTCTGGTATCATCAAATGAATCAAATCTTGCTTCACTTTGAATCCTATGACTTTCAGTTCTAACTATTCTATTTGCATTGCTGTACGATACATTTATTCTTTCAGTTATTAATTTCGCTGTTTTTGGATATGAATCGCCTTTAATTAATCCTTTAGTAAGTTCTTCACGAATTGTTTTATTAGTTAATTTTGTATTCTTATTTAAGTATTGTAATGGATTTTCAATTGACTTCTGTATTACTTCTTTATTGACCTTTCCAAAAACAGCGTTTGAACTTATTTCTTTAATTGCACTTGGTAATTGTTTATAGTTAAAATTATAAACCGTAGATAATGAATCTTTAATTACTTCATAAGAATTATCATTCAGTTCTTTTAATATGCCAGTTATTGAATCTTCTAAGTTATAAAGTCCATTCATTCTGTGCGCACTTGCTAAAGAAACATCTTCACCCATTCTTTCATATAGTTTAGAAATTTCATTCCTTATATCTGATAAAGATGATTTGTATAATCTTATTAAGTCCTGATTTGCTTTGTTTGTTAATTTAGCAGTAGTATTATCAGCTGACTTATAGACGCTTTTTAACTTTTTATTTAATAAATTTTTATTCATTTATCTTCTTTTTCTTAACCTAAAAAAGTTAGTTGTATTTTCAGTTGCAGTTTCAAATGGATAACTTAACCCATTTCCAGAATTATATAGTGTGGTTATTTCATCTGTTGTTAATACCCTATTCCAGATATACATATCTCCTAAATAGAATTCGCCAGCGTTATAAGTTGTTGGATTATCATCACGCTTACCTATAAGAAATTCATCTTCAAAATATGTAACTGGCGTGAATTCAATAGAATTCTGTATTATCGTATCTGTGTACGCAGTAATCGTATCAGTTGTTATTTCCATAACAAAAAAATGCCACGAATTAGTAAGTTCATTTGCCAGTATAAGACCATTAAAATATGTACCAGAATCCTGTTCTTCACCAAAATCTGAATTTAAAATATTCGTTCCAAATGTATCAGAAATGTAAATTGGATTGTATTGCTGATAATCCAAATTTTTAATCCACATGGCAACCGTTGTATTTTCTTTTCCTATTTGTAAATCACTGGTCATACTAGCAACTAAATATCCACCCAAATCTTCTGGTTGCGTTGGTCGATTAAAATAGTATGCATGACCACCATTTACTCCTGATACAATAGTAGGAACCCTATCAGGATTATATAATTGATTAGGCCTGCCTGTTATATCAGTTGTTGTTCCACCTATCCACCCCGCTACAACTCCATCTTTTAATGCCATAAATATTTTCCTTATCCTGTCGCCATTAAATTATATTTAGTAAGATTGCTATTCCATTCGAACAACATTTCCATATTCTTAGATGCTATAGTTGTTGTTGGCAATGCAACACTTGCACTAGCAACATAATTTGATTCAAATGTAATAGAATGTGCAGTTCCATTATCAAGTAATCTGATTTCAATCATTTCACCATCGCTTGGAGTACTTACTGAATGATTTTTTATAGTTAATGAACCCGTTAACGCAGTTATATGAAATATATCATAATTGGCTATTTCAGGATATAATGAACCAGTTGTTGCGGTTGAAAATGTTCTTGGTATATTTCTTTTATTTGTTAAAGTACTTACACTTGCTGATGTAATAAACGAACCAGTTTGGCTATTCTGTACAAATGTTGATGTAGATGGCGTTGTACCTGATGTGCCTGAAATACCGCTTGTACCAGATACTCCTGATGTACCATTTATACCAGAAGTTCCATTAATTCCTGAAGTTCCATTTACTCCACTTGTACCAGATGTTCCAGATACGCCACTAGTACCAGACAATCCTGATGTACCATTTATACCAGAAGTTCCATTAATTCCTGAAGTTCCATTTACTCCACTTGTTCCGTTTATACCGGATGTTCCTGATGACCCGCTTATGCCTGTAGTTCCTGATGTGCCACTTGTTCCTGATGTACTAGAAGTTCCTGATGTACCATTTATTCCACTTGTACCATTAATTCCTGATGTTCCTTTTATTCCTGATGTACCAGAAGTTCCTGTTAAACCTGATGTACCACTTGTTCCAGAAGTTCCTGAATTAAGAAAATTACCTACCGTAATTTTATGTGTAAATCCGTCTTGAACTATAGGGATATAAGCACCTTCTACTGAACTTGATACTTCATTTAACTGACTTATTTTTATTACTTTTTCTGACATTTTAATTTCCCTTATTAAGCTGTGTTATATTTAAATCCTTCCAAATGAATTGCTATCCAACCTGTTAAAGTAATTGGTTCTGATTCTACGGTAGATATATTCATTACTACATGTGTAAAATCATCAGATACTTGTGGAAGTGTTTGAACATTAAATGTAAAATCGATTCTTTTTAAGTCTTGTAAATTGTCCATCGTATCAGAAAATAATGATGATGTTGCGTCAGTAAGTCCAAGTTTAAATTCAATGTTATTAAGACCAATTAAATTATCTTCCAGTTCACTTACATAGATGTATCCTGAATCGAATACAAATCCTGATTTTATTGTAGAAAATAATTTATAGTTTTCTACATATAATGAACCACTATTTTCTGGACTTATATAAAATGTAATATCGTATGAAACACGACCACCTGCCCTATAATTTTGTGTAGAATAATATGTTGGAAGACCAGTTGTACCATGTATAGTCTGATTATACATATTTACTTCAACGCTATCAATTATATCCACATTGTACAAATCATTATTAAAAAAATAATTACCTGCACCAAAATTATTATTTGCAATTCCTACATTACTTAGTGTTTGAAATGTTGGTAAAGAATCGTGTGGATTAGTGTCTATACCACTTACCCTATTATTTATGAAATAATTGTAATTTCCACCAAAATTTATATTGCTAAAATTAAAATCATCCATAAAATAATTTCCATCAAATATAGTATGTCCATCAGATGATACTATATTTATTAACATTCCCCTTGGCATTAATTTGTTGCCTTTAAATGATGCAACTTTTGAAACATTCCATATAGTAGTTAACATTTCCAGTTCATTGCTTACCATACCATATGCTGATGTTTCATGGCAGTATTTTATAGAAGCTCCGCTGTATAATCTATTTTGTGATATACCAAGTGCATTAATAGAATTTTCTGTAATTTCAGATTTAACATTTATAGACTGACCAATAATATTATTTCCTACAATTCCGCCTCCACCATACATTGATGTAATTATATTATATGTAAGTATTCCATACTTTAATATATTGTTAGAAACTTCTCCTGATAATATTATATTATTTCCGAATTCGCTTGATATAAAATCATTTCCAGAAATCAATATAGGTGTAAGACTTCCTAAGAAGTTTTTAGTGATAATACAATCAACTAACTTATTGTTTATTACCCTATCATCATTCCAGTTGAATTCGAATATCTGACTTTCATCATATGTAGAAGTAAGTACTTTAGCCAATTCATATTTAACTTCATTATTATATTTAGAATCTTTCAATCCTAATAATATATCATTTGGAAAATCGTATGTACATTGATACAATAATGGTTCTATTAAATCAGCAGTTCCAAATGCCATATTTTGTATAGTATTACATGTTAATCCATGTGTACCAATAGCAGTAAGTGTAGCTGTATTCAATTCGGTACCAGTATTTACTGCTTCTATAACTACATTATTATAGATTGCATATGCTTTATATGTAGTATTAACTGATGCATTTGCATTTATATTAGCCACTATTGCTTGACATAGTTTAATTAAACTATCGTCAACCTTTGGAGGTGCGACCCAACCTGGGTCTATTCGTGCTACTTGATATGTAGTTGTATATTCTACTGGAGTCGATAATAATTCGACTGAATTTATAGATACTGAATCTACTGAACCAACACTTCCAGATATATTAAATGCGCACCAAGATTTCTTTCCCTTTGTATATTCATAAATACCATCACTGGCAAATTGATTTGTGGTTATCGCTGTAAGATATATCTTTCTATCACTTACATAATATACCTGACCTGCTGTTAATGATGCTCCTGCAGAAAGTGAAGCGCCTACTATAATAGCGTTTAATTCAGAATATGTTTTAGATATTATTGGATTAGAAGATGAAGATGAACTTATATTTCCTATTAAATTCGATACTGATATTTTATATGTTTCATCATCATGAACTATAGGCAATATATCAGCACTTATAGAACTTGATATTTCTGGAAGTTCGCTTATTTTAACATATGCTATTGACATACTTTAGTTTCCCCTTTTATTATTCCTGTACAGGAACTGATATTCTTAAACCACTTTCATGTGTGTTATCTTCAAAAACTATTTCTGGATATAATATCCATATGCCAGATTCATCAAAATATGTAGTAGGACTAAATTCTAAGGATATTACGCCTGTAGATTCAGACCCATCAACTGCTGATGCTGACCATGAACCTGTTATTCCACTTGGTTTAATATATTTTACATTGTATTCTGCAATGTCATAATTACTGAAATTCATATCAGTTATTATCTGTATTTCTGTTGCTGTATCATTCTTAAATATTGCCATTTTAATATCCTTATATTTTGCTTTTTAGTTCAACTAACATTTCTATTCCAGAATTGTATAGTTTGTTTGTTTCAATTAAAGAACTAATACTTTTTTGTAATTCTATAACTGAAGCGTATGTATGCTTTAACGATATAGATGATTCGAATTCTGGATTTAATAATACCGTAGAACGCAGTAATAATATCTTATCATGATTTCTAACCCATTCTTCTATAAGATGTATATCATCTTCTGTAAGTATATCATATAAATCTTCTGTATCTACAAATACTGGTTCGAATCCAACAATTATTAATTTTCCGTTCTGCGTAATAAAAGGAGAACCATTTTTAGTTATTAAACCAATCATTGTTATCCCTATTATGATAATGTTACGGTTACATGTATCTTTTTAATACTTTCATTTAATACAGGACTATTTCCAATAATGTCATACATATCAGTTTCTTTTATATCAGTTATTGCAATATCCCTATTGAAATTTATGAATTGACAATTTAGTACTGCGTTTGGTAATACAGCATTTACATATAATTCATCTAAATATTCAACTGGAACTACTAGGTCTAGTTCTGCATTACTATCATCTATAAAATTTATATTTGATGCGCAATATGTTTTCATGTTTGATGCACCAAGATTTATAGTTAAATATCCGTTGGTAAATAAAGTGCTTTCCATTTTGCTTATCCCCTTATATTAAATCTAACATTGTTGATACCCATGTAGAACCATCGCTTGTATAATAATTTATACCTACATAACTATAATATAAATACCATCTTTTTGTAAATGACTGATATACTATATGATTATAAGTAGGAAATGAAATCGTAGGCCATGTTCCAGCAACAAGTCCATCTGGTATATCGTTTAATTGAAAACCATCATCTATTAACCATCCAAATGTACTACCGAAGTTAGACCCGATATTATTATTCTGAAATGAACCAACAATTGTGTTATTTGTAAATCTGCATCCAATATTGTTATTAAAAACACTTCCTGTATAGAATACATTGTTAAAACTTGTTAATATATCTGTAGAATTGCCTTCGAATTTATTATTATAAACATTTGTATAATCTTGGAATGTTAATAAATCTGAATGTGAAGAACTTACTGCCATATACCATTCTGATGATATTGGACTTAGATATGTATTATTTGTATATGCAGGTTTTCTGAAATAATCGCCTAACATACCAGGTGATGTTGGTCCGCCATCGCCAAAATTTCCATCACGCATAGATACATATACATCTGTTCCAATTCTAACTGCTACTCCCGGTGCATATAATCCAGAACCCGGAACGGTAGGAACATTTAATTTATATCGTCTGAATTTTACGCTTCTAAAATCAAAAGGAATATCATTGTTATTTACGGTATCAATTCTTCTATAAATATATCCAGTGTCTGAACCTGATACTGCCGATTGGTCTGATGTGAATTCATAGTAAATAATATCATTAGGAAATGATGGTGATATTGCAATTGGTTCAAATTGATTTATAGATATTGCAGTTACTATAATAGGTTCTGTAGATGGTATATTTAAATCGGATGTGTTTGGAATTAAATGCTTACTTTTATAATCATTTATTAAATACTTTTGACCTGCTACCAATCCACTACCAGATACTAATGCTAATAAGTTTGAATATGGTAATGATATTACTTGTGCAGTACTACTATATGTACTTGTAGAAGTATTCCAAGTTAATAAATCTCCTTTGGTAGTTCCATCTGGTAATTGTTCTTGTTTTCCTGCAAGAATAGTATCATATGTACCTACAATTTCATCATGTAAAGGTGTCATATCCAATGACTTTAATAAATTTTCGCTTGTTACCTTATATGTTATGTCATTGTGAACAATAGGAAGTAAATCTGTGGTAGATACTCCAGTTAATTCGTCAAGTTCACTAATTTTTCTATTTGCCATATTATATTATCCCTTTAATTTTTAGTTTTTATTCGCCTTGATTAGCTACATTATCTTTTGCAATTGAACCAAGTTCGCTTTCAGTTTCATTATCTGCTGTATTATCCATAGAAGCGTTTCCAGCTCCTTCAATTGGTAATTGTATTGCATCCAATTGAATTACATTCTTTTCTTGTGCTTCAATCGCCATCTGTTCCAATTCTGATTCAACATCTTCTACAAATGGAAGTAATCCTATTCTAGTCTTATCAGAAATAGTTCCAACTAACGATGCGTTTGCTGTTGCTGCCGCTGTTAATTCAAGTGGTAATGAACGTGTAAATTGAAATTTAACATCCATATAATCCAATGGAATTTCTTTCTTATTCCATGCCTGACATAATACCATAAACATATATCTAAGTGATTTTGTAAACTTTCTTTCTTTCATCTTAGTCTTTGTTTCCAATTGTGTAAGTTTCCACTTTCTTGATTCACCAGACTGACCACCACCACTAAACTTTTCATCAGACATATCAACAGCAGAACTGAATAAAAGAATATTCTTTTCTAATGTCTTTTTGTGATTTTCTACAAAG